GGAATCGGAACCCGCGTCGGGCGAGCAGCCGACCGAGAGCCCACGCGAGAAGCTCCAGCGCGAGCGGCGGGAGCGTGAGGCTGATCGCATCGCGGCGCGCCGGTCGGAGTACGATCTCCCAGAGGGCAAGCTGTGGGCGATGGTCGAGGCCTGCGTCGGCCATACCGGCGAGCTGTGCGAGAAGCTGACCAAGGCGAAGATCCCGCACTTTCGGCCCCGAGATGAGATTGAGCAGGTCCTGAGCTCGGGCCGCGTCCGGAAGATGCAGGTGCCGCTGTTCGACCGCACGGTGTTCGTCGGCCTGAAGGATCGCGGCCAGCTCGAGGAGCTCGCCGCCGAGCATCCCTGGCTGATGGAGCGGCGGGTCTACGGCGACATGCCGAGCCTGCGCCGCGACCGCGCCTTCGCCTGGGACGTCGAGCACGTCGAGCGCTGCGAACTCGGGCGCGACAAGCACGGCAACCCCGTGATCGCGGCAGCCACCATCCCAGACCGGCAGATGCGCGAGTTCGCCGACACCCTGATCGGCTCGGTGCCGCTGTTCGACGCCGAGGAGGCGGTCTTCATCGGCGAGGCGGTGCGTGTCGCTGACGGCCCCTTCGCCAGCTTCCCCGGCATCGTCGAGGATTTCGACCCGACCCGCGGCATGGTGAAGGTCGCGGTCTCGATCTTCGGCCGGGCCACGCCAGTCGAGCTTGAACTGCGACAGATCGAGCGGCAGTAACGTTTTCCACAGGCCCGCATTGACGGCGGGAATCGGTCCTGATTCACAAGGGGCGCGCCCATTCGGCGTCGGACGACCGCCCCTTGTACTCCCCGGTTCGGGTTGAAGGATGAGCAGCGCGGCCCGGAAGGTGGTCTCAAACCCCTTCTTTGCTACGACTCTGCCCTCAGCGACCACCGATCACTTGTCGCCACGTTGGCAGCTTCACCGCCGTTGAGGGAGATGGACGGGCGGACGTCCACTTGGCTGTAACCCAGGCGCCTACGGCACGGCGGGTTCGAGCCCTGCCTTCCTCACCATAAGCGAACGGACCTCGCATGCTCGACTGGATCGGCCGAGGCCGCCGCATCGAAGCGAAGCTGGACGCGCTGCTGAGACGGCAGGCCGTCCTGATGCAGGAGAGCGACATGGCACAGCAGACGTTGCAGGACCTGATCGACCAGGTGCACGCCAACACCGCCGTCGAAGCCGCGGCCGCCGCCGCGATCACCGGGCTGATCGGCCGCCTCGAGCAGGCCAACGCCATCGGTGACGGCGCGCAGTTCGCCTCGATCATCGGCGAGATGAAGGCCTCGGCCGCAGCCCTCGCCGCCGCCATCTCGGCCAACACGCCGTCGGAGATCAACGTCGGCACCGGCCAGGCCGCCACCGAGGGCGAGCAGCCGGCCGGCCAGGGCGAGCTGACCCAGCAGTAATTTAGATCAGCCCGGGTTCACGAGCCGCCGCACGTTGGAGGCGTACACGCCCCGCGCTGAATCAACTTAGGCCCCCGTTGGCGGGCGATCCGCTGATGGACTACTGCCGGCAGACAGCGAACGCGGTGAGCTCACTGGGCTGCGGCGCCGAAGTCGTATTCACCGCGGTGACGGCCCACGCCCGGCCATTCTGGAACGGCGCGCTCTGCGTCACCGTGAACTTCTGCGGGGACGCGCTCATCAGGAACCCGCCGCCCGTTGCGAACATGCCGGCCGGGCATTCAGCCACGACGTCCTGAGACGCCCCAGGCGCTGCGCCACCGACCTTGGCTGTCCGATTGCAGATTTGTCCCGGTCCGGCCGGGTTGCAGCCGTCAGCGGCCATCGCCGACGTGGATGCGGCGAGGGCGGACAGCAGAATTAGAGCGCGACGCATTGCGTGCTTCCTTGGCTCCCGGCCGACGTAGCGCGGCCGTACAAATCCTACGTGGGTAAAATTCGACCGCCATCCAAGCGTGGCCGTGACGATTCTTTCCAGGCCGCTTCCGCCGATAGGCGGGACACAGCCGTGACCACCCCGCCGGACCCGTAAGCTTCCACCCACCGGCCCAGCGCGCGGGAGCGCCGGCCCACCACCCGAGCAGCGAGCACGGCCATGGCCAACATCGACAGCGCCTCCGATGATCGCACGGCCAACAACGCCGTCCGCCACCAGTACCGGGTCCTCAGCGACGCCGAGAAGGCCAACATGGTTCGGGTGAAGGATATGGGCGCCGCGTTCATCGCCCTGCTGCACGAGGTCGGGGGCACCGATCCGAGCGGCGACCGCTTCGCTTCCCGTGACCTGTCGCTGGCCAACACCCACGCCGAGGACGCCGTGATGCGGGCGGTCCGGCACATCACCGCTTAGGCCCTCGCCCCCCCCCGGTGCCCGTGCAGAGCTCTCACGCACGCACGATCGACGATCGGTCGACAAGCAAGGGGTGGGGGGTGTCGGTTAATGCGCGCGGCGTTTTCGTTCAGGGGCGGATGTCAAACCGATTCTCGCGGACGAAATTGCAAAAAATCAGCGCGCGCAGTGTGTTGAATCCCGTCACGCGCCTGTCTCGCTGATGCCGCAGATCTTCCGAGCCAGGAGCGCGAGCCGCCAGCCGACGCGGCAGCGGGGCGCGCCGCGGACGCCGTATCGCGAGCGCGGTTACGACGCGCGCTGGGATCGGCGGTCGAAGGCCTTCCGGCGCGCGCATCCGTTCTGCCAGCGCTGCGCCGAGGTCGACCGGACGGTGCTCGGCACGCTGGTGGACCACAAGATGCCGGTGGCGGACGGCGGCGCGGTGCATTGTCCGGACGAGGGACTGTGGACGCTGTGCGCGGCCTGTCACGGCTGGAAGGAAGCGCTGGAGGCGCTGGCGCGCCGGACGGACCAGATGCACCTGATCGTGCGCTGGTGCGACGACCCAAGCGCCCGGCCGGTCATTCGCGGCGAGGTTCGGTATGGGGGCGGCTCGGAAGGCTGATGCCGGGCCGGCGCAGATCGGCGGTGGCGATCCGCGCGTGGTGGCGCATCCGGCCTTCCGCGAGATCCCGCGCTCGCTGTTCCCGCTGACCAGCGCAGAAGCGCAGGCCGAATACGATGCACTCGCCCGGGTGCTGTTCGATGCGGGGCGGCTGACGATCGGCGCGCACCGCAGCCTCTCTAGCTACGCGATGCAGTTCGACACGATCACGAAGGCAGCGGCCGCCGGCAAGCAGGTCCGCGGCTCGTGGTTCGCGCAGCTCGACAAGGCCCGGAAGGAACTGGGGCTGGATGATCTCGACAGGCCGATCGCGGCCCCCCAAGGGGCGCGGGTCAACCGGTACGCGCGAACGGGTTTCGCGAACCGCCGCTGATCAGCGCTTCAAGCCGGTCGAGATCGAGATCGACGGCGAGATGCAGGCCTTCCCGGACTACGTCGGGATGGCCGTTTGGTACTGCGAGGAGGTGGCGTCGGGCCGCGTGCCGGCGTGCGACGAGGAGCGGCAGGGATGCCAGCGCTTCCTCGACATGCGCGCCCATGCGCTGACTGGCAAGGCCGACTTCGTGTGGTCGGACGCGCACGTGATCGACGTGTGCGACTTCGTCAGCAAGCTCCCGCACGTGAAGGCCTTCGCCGGCCTGATCGTGCTTGAGCCGGTGCAATGCTGGTATCTCGCCGGCATCTTTGGATTCCGAGAGAAGGCCACGGGCCTGCGGTGGGTCCGCACGGTGCGGGTGTGGATCCCGCGGAAGAACGCGAAGACGACACTCTCGGCCGGCGTGGTGCTGTACTGCGCCAACTTCGAGGGCGAGGAGGGCGCCGACGTGGTGGTGTCGGCCGCCTCGGAGGACCAAGCCAGGATCCCCTACGACGTCATCCGCAAGATGCTCGGCAAGGACGAGGATCTGCGGGAGATGACCGGGGCCGTTGACATCAAGGACGGGTGCGAGTTCACGGCCTCGGGCGGCACGATCAAGCTGGCGCACGCCCGGGCCAAGAACCTCGACGGCTTCAACCCTCACGTCCTGCTCCAAGAGGAGCTACACGCCCAGGACCAGGGCGTCATCGGCGTGCTGAAGACGGCGCAGGGGTCCCGGCAGGCGCCGCTCGATCTCGGTATCTCGACGGCGGGCCGCGACGTGAACGCGCCGGCCTACGACGACTGGAAGGTCTGCCGGCAAGTGCTGGCGGGCCGGCTGAACGCGCCGCGCATGTTCATCGCGATGTACGCGGGCTCGGAGGCGGACAAGGACCTGTGCTTCGACCCGGCCACGGTCGAGAAGCTTAACCCGATGTGGGGCATCTCGCTGAACCCCACCTCGATCGAGGAGGAGGCCTTCGAGGGCCGGAAGTCGGAATCGAAGCGTCAGGAGTACCTGCGCACCCGGATCAACTTCTGGTCCCGCGCCGCGGGCAACCTGGTGTCGCTGGAGTCATGGGAGCGCTGCGCCGACCCGAAGCTGAAGCTGGAGGTGCTCAAGGGCTTCCCGCTCTACGTCGGCATCGACCTCGCGAGCCGGTCCGACCTGAACGCGGCCGCCTACATGGTGAAGGCCGGGGATCGCGTCTACGCGACCGCGGATTACTGGCTCCCTGCGAAGTGCGAGCGCCTGCAGGATGACCGCTTCGCCGACGCCTTCCTGGCGTGGCACCGCCAGAATTGGCTGCGCCTCACGCCTGGGACGTTCATCGACTACCGGGTGATCCTGCGCCAGATCCTCGGCACGCTGGACGGCCACAACGTCGTCGGGGTCGGCCTCGACGACTACCAGGCGAACCTCATGGCCTCGGAGATCGAGGCGGCCGGGTATCAGGTCTTCATCATCCAGAAGAACGCCCGGAACCTGACCGCGGCCACCGAGGACCTCGTGGCCCGGACCACGGATCCGGAGCTGTTCCAGCACGACGGCAACCCGATCACCGCCTGGTGCGCAGGCAACGTGGTCGGCCACTACGACCAGAACGCCAACGTGCTGCCGAAGAAAGAGAAGCCCTGGTCGAAGGCCAACATCGACGGCTTCGACGCGCTGGTCGAGGCCAACGCGCTGCGCCTCGACCATGAGGCCGGCCAGCTCGGCGCCTCGGCGAAGAAGCCGGCCGAGATCAACCCCTACCTAACCCGCGGTCTCGCCGGAGCATCTGCCTGATGAGACTGACCGATCCAGCCAAGTCCGATGCGGTGGCCAAGGCCGCCGGCGACGTGCCGGGCCCGCTCACCACGACCGATTCCGCGGGCTGGGACCAGTTCGAGTTCGGCTGGTCCGACGTCTCGGACTTCCTCGGCATCGGCGGCCGGGCCGCGCGCGGCGGCATCTTCGGCCGCGACGCCGTCGGCATGGGCCTCGCGATCCAGTGCGCGGACCGGAAGGCCCAGGATATCGCCAAGGCCGAGATGCTGCTGTGGAAGCGCAAGGGTCGCGGCTGGACCATGGTCGAGCACACGCAGCACCCGGTTGCCCGGCTGCTGATGACCCGGCCGAACGACCAGCACACCTGGACCGAGTTCTGGCGCATGATGATCATGCACTATGAGCTCGCGCAGAACGCCTACGCGCTGAAGCGGATCGCCACCGACGGCACGGTGCTCGAGCTGATCCCGATCATGCCCGGCCGCTGCCGGCCGCGGGTCGCCTACCCGAGCGGGAAGCTGTTCTACGAGATCTTCGCAGGCACGGAATACGAGCGCGCCGTCCTCGGCGAGACGTACATGATCGTGCCGGCGGACCGCATCATCCACTTGCGCGGCCGCCTCTGGGACGGACTCTATGGCCTGTCGAGCCTCGCGCTCGGCACGCCGATCTTCGACCTCGTCTCGGCGATCGCGGACTACCAGACCAACATCTTCGGGAACGACGGCAAGCAGCCGGTGGTGTTCCAGACGGACAAAGTCTTCGGCGACGGCCAGATGGCGGATGCCGCGTTCCGCCGCCTGCAGCAGCAGCTCACGGACAAAATCCGGAAGGCCAGCGCCAACGGCGACCCGATCCTGCTGGAGGCCGGGCTCGAGGCGAAGGTGATCGCGCTGAACGCGCGCGACGGCCAGACCACCGAGAGCTTTAACCAGCAGGTCATGCGGATCTGCGGCCTGATGAACATGCCGCCGCACAAGATCTTCGCGCTGGAGGCGGTCGCCTACAACAACATGGCGGCAATGAACCGTCAGTATTACAGCGACTGCCTGCATCCGACCGCGCATGGCATCCAGGAGAAGTTCCGGAACGCACTGTTCCCAATCGACGACTGGCCGGTGTTCTCGCCGCAGTTCGATCAGGTTGCGCTCATGGCGACCGACCTGGAGGCGCTGACCAAGCTGGTCGACACCGCCATGAAGGACGGTTTGATGACCTTCGATGAGGCGCGCGAGGTCCTGCCGTTCCGGCTGAACCCGCTCGCTGGCGGCGGCGACCAGCGCATGGTGCCGGTGAACATGAGCCTGATCGCAGCCGACGGCACGGTGGTGCAGGCCGGCACAGGCCAGAACGCGACCCAGCCCGGCGCCGGCCAGGGCGAGAGCCCCGACAACAACGCGGGCAAGGGCGCCGGTCTGCGCCTCGCCTACGACGCAGCAGGAGCAGCCTGATGGCCTCGAAGCGTGTCTCGATCGACGAGTATCTCGGCTCGCGCGGCTACGGCGGCGTGGAGCGCAAGCACTTCGCCCGGGATTCGGGCGTCATCATCAAGGCGGCACCGACCGGCATCGCCAAGGCGCGCTACGACGAGGACGCCCGCACGATGCGCTTCGTCATGTCGGCGGAGGTTGAGGACCGCGACCGCGACATCGTCGTGCAGGCCGGGCTGAACACCACCGAGTTCGAGAAGAACCCGGTCGCGCCGTGGTCGCATCGTGCCGGCGATCCGCCGGTGGGCACGTGGTCGGATCTGGAGAAGTCGCTGGGCGGCCGGCCGAAGCGCACCGAGGGCACGCTGACGCTCGTGAAGGGCGACGTCATGGCCGACCGCCTCGACGTCCACTTCCAGGCCGGCAGCATCCGGGCCTGCTCCATCGGCTTCATGCCGCTGTCGATTGAGCGCCGCGAAGTGCCGGAGGACCAGCAGGGCGGCTACTTCTATCCGGGCTACATGATTCACGAGGCCGAGCTCTACGAGTGCTCGCCCTGCTGCGTGCCGGCGAACCCCGCCGCGCTGGCCAAGGCCGCCGCCGAGGGCGACGTGATGGCTCGGGAGATGATCGAGCAGGTGCTCGATACCTGGACGTTGGAGAAGGGGCTGATCGTGCCCCGGGAGGCGTTCGAGGAATCGCACCGCCGCGCCGGGCCGGCCAAAAGCACGGTGGTGTTCGATGGCAAGATTTTCGAGGTGAAGGCGGGCGAGGGCGGCGAGCCGGTCCTGGCGCCCGTGAAGCCATCCAAGGCCGAGCGCGTCGTCGGTGCGATCGAGACGGACGAAGGCCTGCTGGATCGGCTGGCCAAGGCCCTCGGCTTCAAGGGCCGCACCGACGCTGCCGATCCCAAGCCGGGCGAGGACGGCAAGAAGCCCGCGCCCGAGCCGACGCCGGAGCAGAAGCTCCGCGAGCAGTTCGCCGTCGACATGCCGGCGCTGGTCGCCAAGCACGAGATCTTCGAGGCCGACGCCCGCATGGCCGCCCTCGACGCCGAGATGGGGCAGCACACCCCGAACTGATCCGCCGGCAGACGACGCAGAGGCGGTAACCCCGGTGGCAGCCTGCCGGCTCACGCCACCACCATCCCCGATGGAGAACTGTAATGCCCACGCTCGCTGAGCTCCGCGAGAAGCTGAAGGCTGCCCGCGAGGCGGCCGCCGCCGCCCGCGCGAAGGCCGTGGCCGATGGCGCCACCGACGCCGACCGCACCGCCTACAAGGACGCCCTGACCGCGGCCGAGAAGGCGCTCGACATGGTCAAGGACGCCGAGCGCATGGAGGCGCTGGACGCCGCCACCACCCGGTCCGCCACCGCGGCCGCGGGCGGCACCGACGTGCTGGAGCGTTCCGCGGCCGCAGACGGCCGCTTCGCCTGCGCCCGGCCGGCCGAGAAGATGAGCATCCTCGACGAGGCCACGCTCATGGCCGCCGCCTCGGCCAAGAGCCGCGCCTTCCTCCAGGCCGGCATCGCGAAGTCGCCGATCGAGATCCTCGGCGACGAGGGCTACGAGCGTTTCGTGAAGGAGCTCAAGGACCGCGCGTCGGCCAACGCCGCCCGCCGCCGCGAGAAGACCAACACCACGCTGACCTCGGCCGACGGCGGCATCCTGCTGCCGACCCCGAACGCCAACACCATCATCGAGCTGCTGCGCGGCGAGAACACCTTCCTCGCGGCGAACCCGCGCCGGGTGCCGCTGATCGGCGGCCAGTTCAACCAGCCGCGCGGGGCGACCTCGTCCACCGCCGGGTATGTCGGCGAGGGCATGAAGAAGCCCGTCGGGTCGCCGACCTTCAACGGCATCTCCATGCGGGCGAAGAAGATCGCCGGCATCGTCATGGTGACGATGGAGGCGCTGAAGTGGTCGCTGGCCGACCTGCAGGCCTACATCCGCGACGACCTGCGCCTCACGCTGGCCAACAACATGGACCTGGCCTGCTACTTCGGCGCGGGCACGAACTACACCCCGCTCGGCATCCTCAACCGGCCGAACGTGAACGCCTTCGACGCCTCGGCCACCGGCGCCGGCGCGCTGTTCGCCAACCCGAAGGCGCCGACCGTCGCCGAGCTCGACAGGGTCGCCACCCGGATGATCCTTGCGATCACCGACGCCAACATCCCGGCGACCAGCCGCTTCGCCTGGACTATGAACTACCACCTGATGCGCTACCTCGCGGACGCGCGCGGCGCCAACGGGCAGTACATCTACCCGGAGCTGAACACCGACACCCCGACCTGGAAGCGCTTCCGGGTGTTCGTGACCACGCAGTTCCCGTCGAATGGCGGCGCCACCACGGACGAGTCGACCCTCGCCCTCGTGGACTGGTCGAACGTCCTCTACGGCGACGAGGAGGACATCACCGTCCGTACCTCGATGGAGGCCACCATCGACCCCGGCACGGGCACGCTCGTCCACCTGTTCCAGCAGAACATGATGGCCGTGCTGATGGAGGCCCAGCACGACATCGCCCTGAACTACGACCAGGCGGTGTCCGTCCTCCGTCACGCCCGCTGGGGCTCGCTGTCCGCCTCCTGATCGGGGCGCTGATCATGGGCCGCCGGAATGAGCCGGCGGCCCACTGAGGTTCAGGATCAAGGACAGCGGACATGCTGGCGAACAACACCAAGCTCGACCTGCGCCACTATGAGGAGATGGCGCGCAAGAACCACCGCGGCCTCGTGCCGATGGTCTTCGCCGAGACCACGCTGCCGTACGCGATCGGCGAGGTGGCGGGCTTCAAGCCGGCCGCGGCGAAGAAGCTCCACGACGACGGCACCGCCGTGCCGCACGAATCGGTCTACCGGTCCGGCTCGCTGCCGGAGAAGCAGGCCGGCGCCGGGCTCGTGAACGAGACAGAGGACGAGACCCGCCGCAGCGCGGTCGAGATCCCGGGCGACGTCCTGGAGGCCCACGGGCTGAAGCGCATGGCGCTGGCCAAGAAGATCGCGGGCCGCGATCCCGCGACCTGGGACGAGGCCGACGAGATCATCAAGGCCGAGCAGTCGCGCCGCGATGCGCTGGCCGATCGCACCGGGGGCGCCGTGACCAGCGAGTCCAGTCTGGGCTCGGTCGCGTGAGCGGCGAAGAGAAGGGCGCGCAGCAGGATCGCAGGCCGGCGGACGTTCGCACCGGTCCTGCAACCGCTGATGCGCTCCGCGACCGCGGGCCGAAGATGGTTCGCCGGCCGCCCAACAAGATTCTGAGCGGCGATGGGCGCCGTGGATACGAGACTAAGTAGCGCATGAACTTGCGAATTACGCCGTAGCCAAGACCTATGTAAAGACAAGTTAATGAGCGGCAACCACAGGCCGCCGCTCATCAGAATCGGTTAGATGCCGAAAGCCTTGCGCAGCGATTGATAAGTCATTTCGGTCACTTCACCGCGCTGGTCGATGTAGGTTCCGTTTTCGTCAAACTCAGCTTCTGACTTTGACCAATCGATAAGATAGGCATTCGGGTCGCCAGTGATAGTTTTTGTGCGGCGCGTCAGGCCGCCCCAAACGCCACGAAGCTCCGGGGCCGAAACGCCAAC